CGGCCGAAGACCACTTCTCCACGAGCTGGTCGACCAAGGACTCATCACGAATGGTCCCGTGTGCCTTGGCTTCCATGATGTCCCTGGCTTCCATGTTTCCTCTTCTCTCGCAGATTGCGAGCTTAGATACCTGCGAGTCGCGTGAACTCTTCGTCACTGATGCCAATGCTCTCCATGAGCGATGACGTAGACTTTGTGCGTGCCGGAGCGCGAGTCTCCAGGCTTGCGTCGTGATCCTGGCCGCGAGCGATACGCTCCCGGATCTTGCGGGCCATGCTCTCGTCAAGACTCCCGGCAAACCGGCTCATCTTGCCGTGCCTGGCGATGATCGCATCGGCCTTCTCGACCGAGTTGACGCTCTCGCAGAGCGAGACGAGTTCACTCGCGTTCGCGAACCGCGCGGACTCGGTCGCGACGTGAGCTTTGACCTTGTTCTTCTCCGCTACGGAGATGGCTCGCTCAGTGCGGGAGTTGGCCGCGACGACGTCTGCCTCGGCCTTGGCAGCACGCTCTTCGGACGATGCCAGGCGCGATTCCAACTCCACGAACCGCTTGTCCATGGCATCACGCTCGGACGTGTCCACGGTCTGCTCTTCCTTGGCGTTTGCCAGCTCGGAACGGATTGCGTCCACTCGCTCGTCCATCTCTTCCGTGTTCTCGTACTGAGACACGTCTCCAACGAGCTTGGCGATGGTGTCCCGCGACTCATCATCGCGCAGACTGCGCTCCAGATGCAGACTGTAGGCAGCCTTGCGGGCCATGGCCCCCATCTCTTCGAGCTTGTGGGTGTACGCTTGGATCTCCAGCTCACGCTCCGCGAGCTTGCCCTTCAGGTCATCCAGCTCTCCAGCCATGTGATCGAGCTTCTCCTGCACATCGTGCGGAGCAGAGAACGACGTGACCAGGGATGCGATCTTCTCGACGATCTGACGGGAGGCTGCCACTTCCGGGTCGCTCAACAGGTCGCTGCGCGCGCGATCGTAGGCCGCCTCGTCGAGACGTTCCACATGCCGTCGCAGCTCTCGGCTGAAGCGTTCCTTGAGACGACTCTCGGCACGAGACTCCGCGAGGGTGACAGCCTTGCCGACCTCCTCGTTCAGCGACTCTCGGGTCACGAGATCCTCGGAGAGGCTCTGGCGAGTCTCTTCCTGGATCTCCTCGACCAGACCAGCGTAGTCCTTCTTGAGAGTGTTCATGTCCAGATCCACGTTGGCCTCCTCGAACCGAGCGATCTTCTCGCGCTCTTCACGGAACAACTCCGGGTAGGCCGAGCGTTGTGCCGGATCCGCCACGAAGTCGAATGTCTGCAACCGGAAGTCCTCTTGGACTTCCTCCGTTCCGTCGGCCAGCTTCTTGGTCGATCCGAATCCACGACTCGATACACCGACCTTTCCACCGTCATCCAGAATGGTCTTCAGGATGCGCCCGTTGGGCGTGTCCATGATCTTCGCCTCGCCCACCACGGAGCCATCCACGAGTTTCAAGCCGGTCAGACGATGGCTCGCGCGTGTCAGCTTGGTCTTGCCATCAGCCGGGTGGTCAAGCTCCCCATAGCACCGGTTGTCCCGCATCGACTCGTTCAGTCGACCGATCTCACGCTTCCACAGAGACTCGTTGTACAACCGCCCATTGGCCGTCGGACGATCCGAACGAGCGAACTCGCCACGGGCTACAAGACGACTCTTGTCCCCGTCCTTGGATTCCTCCAAGGAGAACACGAGATCCATGGTGTCGATGAGAAGTTGTGCCATTTACCACATCCGCGATTTGCTGGTCTTGGACCGAAAGGGAGACCGGTCGAGAATCCGGTCTTTGTGCGTGGGCCTTGCCCTGCTCGGAACGATTTTCTTCGCTCCCCGCTTTTCAAAGCCGATCATGTCTCTCGCTGTCCCAATACCCAGCTTCTCTAGCCTTCCGCTTCGATAGGCAGTCCGTCGGAGGCGTGCTTTTTCCAGCAGCACCTCCAACAGAATCCATTTCACTGCCCCGCCATGTCCCAGATGGATGGAGATTCCATCCCCTCGTACGCCTGCATGGCCTTGCTGACTCCAGCCAGGATGCGGCCGAACTCTTCCGTGTCCTTCTCGGACACTTCCTCTTGCTCCAGGCCCATCACGGACTCCGACAGGTCGTACGCCATGTCGCTCAGTCGGTACAGGATCTCGGCACTATCAGTGTCACCGGACATCTCGAAAACCTCGCCAAGGCGCATGCTGAGCAGGCCAGCGCGAATCACGGCCTCCTCATACAGCCTCATGTCTGCCGAGGCAGACTGAATGCCTGTGGCCTGAGCCAACTCCTCGCGGAGGTTGCTCAGCTCGTCGACGCCCGCCATCTGAAGCCGCTTGTGGCCCTGCGACAACGCCGCCTGCTTGGCCGCCAATCCAGCAGATCCACCGAACTTCTGGCGCAGACGCTTCAACTTCTTCGCGATCTTGCGACGGTTGCGCTTGTAGTACATCTTCGCGGCACGCTTGATCGAGCCGCGATGCTTCTTGCGCTCGCGCTTCTCCTGGTTCCGCTCGGACGCAGTCTTGCGCTTGAGCTTGACGATGCGGAGAGCCTCGCCCATCATCGCCCCGTCCTCGTCCACATCCGCCATGTCGACCAGGAACGAAATGTCAGCCTCCGACAGACCGTCGGATTCCTTGAGGATGGCGAGCACGTCGAGCACGTCGAAGCCCTCGGCCTTGCCCTTGGCATCCCACTTGGCCAACTCTTGCCGAGCCACCCAAGCAGCCAAAGCCTCTGGATCCTTGGCTTCCTTCTTGGAAAGCTCGACCTTCTTCGCGTAGGCAGACTTGCCCTTCTTGCTGGGCACCTTGGCGCTCTCTTCGTCGTCGTCGCAGGCGTCATCGTCAGCCATCTCGTCCTTCATCGGACTTCTGACCTTGCCAACATTCGGCGTCGATCCGCGCTCCAGCAACGCGACATTCCGGTTGATCTCGCCGAAGAACGAGTCGGAGTCGATGCCAGAAGCGGCGAGATCTTCCTTGAGCGAGATGATCTTCTTGGTGAACATGGCAGACATGGCGTGACTCCTACGCAACCTTCGATGGTGCGAACTTCAGGGCGACCCCCTCGACGAACGCCGAGGATAGGTTCAATTCGTAGACCTTGGCCGCCACCGCGTCATGAACGCGGGCCAGCCCGATGCAATCCGTGCCCTCGGAGATTGCCAGGCCATCGCTCAGGCATCCCAGAATCTCGGACAGACTCTCGGAAAGAGATGCAACCAGTTGCACGTACTCAGACAACGCTGCGGTGTCGAGATCGATGCCGCCGTCGATTGATGCCTGGGCAACGGCGATGCGGTTAGACACCTCCTCGCAGAACCCGGCCAGCTTCTTGGCCGACGACATGATCACGCGGTCCACCGTCTCGTTGGACTCCTCGATGCTCTCGAAGCGCGGAGCAATGAGGTTGGCATGGGCAGCGGATCCCGCGAGCTTGCGCATGTCAGACTCGTTCGCCGAGCACTCGCGGACCCAAGCGTTGTCATCCGATGTCGCCCTGACAACGCCCTCCATCACGGAGTCCATGGTCAGCTTCACGCCGCGAGATACAAGCGAGTGCAACTCTTCGATGCCCTGTATGGCGACACCGTCTTCGCCAGAGAACATCGCGTCCACAACGGCCTCGCTCACGCGACGCGCATCCTGCGAAAGCTCCGACGCCTCCTTGACGGGGACGTCGATGCGCCTGACCTGGCCCAACTTCATCTCGTCGCCCTCGACCGAGTACTCAGCCTTGAAGAACTCGCCCGCGCTGTTCGCGACGATGAGATGGTTTGGGTACGTTCCCAACACGCGGACGTCCTCTTCACCTTCGCTACGGAACAAATCCGCGCTCTCGGTGGCAACCTGGTCCACGTTGGAAATCATGGCCTCGAAGCTGCCCGCAAGCAGACTCCGCAGGAAATCTCCATCCACATACTTGTTGGTCACGCACGAACGCTCGCACGCCGTGGCGAAAACGTCAAGTCATAAGTGCATTGCGTGACACATATGGCCACTAAGAGACCATTGCTGCTCGAATGTCCTTCATCAAGGATCCTAGCTCGACGAGCTTGTTGCGCATGGCCCTATCGTTCTTGAGTGTCGCCTCGATCTTCGAGTCGAGACGAGCGTCGTGCTTTCGGATCCCCTCAAATTCCTTGTCCCACGGCTCCCTTGGCGTAGCATGGACGAATTCTGACAGACGGGGTTCCACGTCCTCGTTGGCAAACCCCTGCGCCTTGGCTTCCGCCTTGGCCTGCGCCATTTTCTCGTCTGCCTTCTCCTTCATCACCTGCTCTGCCTCGCGTTCTGAGAACCCGTAGAGCCTGGTCATGACCCATCGCGAAGACACGTCCTCACCCATGCGGCCCGCCAAGTCGGCCTTGGCACTCAACACCTCGACGCGAGCCAACTCCAAAATCTGCGATGGCACAGACATGGCCACGTCAAACCGGTTGTCCGATGGATCCTTGCCTATGGCCAGCATGTGGACACGCAGCACCTTGCGCCATCCGGCGCGTTCAGCCGCCTGAACACGCATGACCGTTTGCGCAAAACGGATATCGCTACTCGACAAGGCCGTGTTGGCGTCGCCTTCCCCCATGCCGAGATAGGACTTTGGGATCTTGAGAGCCGCCGCCATCTTCGACCGATGGTACTCTAGCGTATCCGTCTCGCTGTAGTCGGGCCCCTGAAGGGTTTCGATGTCCGTGAGATGCTTGCCGTCTCTCGACGCAACGAAGATATCTTCGTCCATGCCGAGCGGGTTGAACCTCATGTCGAGCTTGCCCGTCTTCGGATTCACGAATCGCTTGCGCTTGAACTGGCTCTTGACCCTGTTGATCCGAGCCATTCCACGCTCGGCGTCCATCTTGCCAATGTCCACATGAAACAGGAACCGGCTCGGAGCCCGCTGTAGCTTGTAGATGAGTAGCGCGTCTTCGAGGAGCTGCAACCGTTTCCACGTGTACCTCGCGGCCTCAATCACTCCGTGACCATATGTCGAGCGCATGTGCTTCCCGCGAAGCCTCCAGTGGACGACCTCCCAGTCCTCAAACGGTGTCATCTCGCCGGGAGCACGTGAATACGGGCCATCGCTCCTGGACTTGGCGAGCTTGTAGTAGTCGTCCACGGTGATGTTGAACTCGCCCCGCGTGTCCTGAACGAACCCAATCAGATTTCCACGAGGGTCTTCTACTCGGCGAACCGTGGGTGGAGGCATGAACTGGATGCCAAGGACGCCAGGTTCGCCCACTAGGATCTCGCCGAAGTTCGATCCGTACTTCGCGAGCGTCCGCGTGCTGCCCCATGCCTCCTCGTCTACCAAGAGACGGTCGTACAAAACGCCGTTCAGTTCCTTCTGAATCGCATCGTTGTCGCTCGAAACCCACATGGAGTGGTGGTGGTCCAAGCTCGGCATGGTCGCCGAATCCGCGTACAGGTCCAGGGCGACGCTCACCTCGACCGTCTCATCCATGTCCTCGTAGTCCGCGTACCGTGTCATCAGGTCGCGATCGATACGCAGATGGTCCGACATGTTGTCGTACCCGAATTGCGTCGCCGCCGTGTACGGGAGCCCAGCGCGCTCCACGTTCGGGAGGCCGCCACGCCTCAGCGCCGATGACTGCCTGGCCGGTGCATGCGCAAAATACCTGCGCACGCCATCCACGGTGCCCCGGACGAAGCCTTCAAGCAGGTTGTCTTTTTTGTTGCTCATCTCACCCACGCACGAATGGCAGCGGCCCTCGGTGTTCAGGCTTCGGTCTTACCACACGAGTGCCCCCAGAAACCCATCCATCGGCATCCTTGTCATCGTGTGTTCCGATTTTCATCGGATCGATCGGCTGCCCCGGAGGATCCTGGGATAGCGAAAACACCAGTCCAGCCACGGCATCCGCCAAGTCTTTGGTGCCCGCCTTCGGGTGGTCGACCTTGAACTTGCTTGCGTTCTTGACCCTGGGGATGCGCTGCAACTGTTGCATCTCCTTGATCAGAACAGGATTGCGCAGCAGTCGTAGCCGCCCTTCGTAAAGTGCCGACTTCATCACATCGTACGGCTCCGTAGTTCGGTCCACCGACAGCACCTCGGACTCAATGCCACGCTGACGGAACTGCTGGATACTGTCCGCCGACTGGTAGCTGTCCAACGTCACCTTGTGGACCGGGAATCCGTGGGCCTCAAACTGATAGACGATGGCGCGCAAGTCTCCAAGGAAGATCTCGTCTCCCGGAGGAGGGTGAATCGAGAGCAGCAAGTCCGTCTCGATGACGGGCGCCAGCTCGGAGTACGAGACGCCGAGCGAGTCTCGGCGGATTACCTCAACGTCTCCAGCGATGTGGCCAATCGCGAACCCGACCGAGTCTCCGGTGAGTGACGGGTCGATGTGGATGTGACGGAACACACCTGGGTGCCTTTTGGCCCTCCACCGCATCTCCTCGAACCCGCCGGGGAGCTTCACCTTGTAGGTGTCTGACACGCGACCCCAATGGAACGCCAACGGGTTTCCGGCGATCCACTCGGTGACGTCCAACGGATTCGGCAGGTCGTCCTGGATAGCGTCTCCGATTTTCTCAACGCGATGAATGAACGGACTGACGGCCTCGGTTGCAACACCAGCCACATCGCGCAGAGCACCTTCCAGATCCAGCTCGAAGTCCAGACGATAATTGTCCGGGATCTCGATGACGCGCATGCCATGTGCTTCGTAGTGAGCCGCTAGCTCGTCGGAAGGATCGATGACGGATCGCGTCATGCCGTCGCCCACCGCAATCCGGAACGACGTGGGCGCGAACTGATCCCTTGGCTTCACATCCCACGTGGCGTACTCGCGTACGAAGACTGTGCGGTCCTGATTCTCGCGGGCATCCTTGATGCGCTCCTCCACGAACGCTACCGGCCGCTCTTTCGATGACGCCAGGAACAGAACCCCAGGGAGCTTTCCAACCTTCTGGAATCGAGACTTCATGCGTCGCATGATGCCAGTGTGGATCTGCTTGCCCCTATCTACGGACACCACCTTGCCATTCGGGTCCAAGATCCGGCTGTCACCCATGAACGACGACTCGTCGATGAACGCCGAGAATACGTTGCCGCCGATCACGGTCGACGTGGTGGAACCACCGACGACCGTAATGTGCTTCGGGAACCGGATCTCGTACATGGTGGAGGCGTACTTGAACGGGAAAACCTCCTTGAAGTAGGTGCTCTGCTCGATCTTGGCATGCAACTCGGCCAACAAGACTCGGCGCGCGACCTCCTTGGTCATGGACAACAACGCAATCAGAATCGATGACCCCGGTGCCAACCCGTAGGCCGACTGGGGATCTCTCAGGCAGCTCATCAGGTAGATGACATACGCCAGCGCGCAGGATGAGAAGAACGACTTGCCGTACCCGATGGATCCACCCAGGCAGCACTCCGAGTACCCGCCCGAGAAAAGCTCCTCGAAATCGTCCATCAGCTTCGGCCACATGTTCGATCCCGTGGCGCCGATGTAGTATTCGTCGGTCAAAAACGTGCGCGGATCGACTGGCTCACGCTCGAAGTCCATGCTCCAGATCGAATCGAATGCGGAACTGTCTCCGGACCGCAACTGGCTGATCAGCGCGATCGCTACATGACGCTCGTCGTCGGACAGCGAACCCATGCGCTCTTCGAGATCTGCCAGTTCCTCCTCGAACGTTCGGATCGACTTCGGCCGCCCGTTGACGCTAACGACTGCCATCGTGCTCCACGGATTCCACACCGTCCGCGTCGATCACGTCCACGGCTCCCAATTCCCTCATCTTGGACACCAGCAACAACACCTTGTGCCTGGATTCAGGATCTTCGATCACCCTGCGCGTGGCGCCGCCGCCCACGTTCACACTCACACTCACGCCATTCCCCTCGCTAGGATCTTGGCCAGCCAACTTTGCGTACTCCTTCAAGACGTCCTTGATGGCCATGAACTCCTTGACCAGATCCGGGTTGTGCGCGTCCGCTTCCCGTTCCTTGTCCATGATCCACCCGAGTCTCTCCCGCATGACCAAGTACGAGCTTTCAAGCTCGATGCGCGCGTCGATTCCTCCATTCGAGCGCCGGTAGTTGATCTGCGCCACCTGCGCTGGGCTGATCTTGCGCATGACCGAGGCCGAGCACAGAGACGGGTCACCAGGCTCTACAACGCCCTTCCGGAGATCCCGCCTGTGCTGCTCGCACGCGGATTCGACGACCGGCATGTCGTACCCGGCCATCTCGTGCATCTCGCGTACGACGAAATGCGCCACGTCCACGACGGAATATTCTGCCGGGTTCAGCAGCATCACGTCTACATCCCCGATGCAATCGCACTCCCGAAGGGCACGAAGCTCAGGGCTGTCGTTCACCTGTAGTAGTTCGTCAGACACACGGTCATTATGCGTCAACACGAACCGACAATCAATGTTAGATCAGAGAGACGCGCCAGCAAACTCCGGGTCGTTGGCCCACGGCAGAGCCGACTCCAGATCCCTGCCGCTGCTCTCGACAAGCGCGAACACCCCGCTGTCGTCGTCGAACTCCAGCATGTTCACCGTGTTGCGACGCTTGATCGCCTCGGACAGCTTCATCTTGGTTCGTTTCGTGGTCACAGATTCACCTCGCGAGCCTCGCGCGTTGACCGAGAGCACAACGTCCTCCGCATCCGTGGTGTCGACCGTGATTCCGATTCGACGCGCACCGTCGAATAGGCGATCATCGCCCCAGTCATATGACACGTGAACAGGTCCGTGTTGCTTGAGCAACGCATACGCGACGCTGTACGAGCCACGCTCAAGTGCGTCCATGACCTTCTTGTTCTTGTTCGCCGCTGACATGCGTTTCACAGATTCACCTGGCCCTTGATCCATTCCATGATCGACGCCTTGCGACCTTCGCGCGACGCCACCAACGCCTTCGTTCCGCTTCCGAGCGCCGTGCGCTGACGCATGCGCTTGGCAATGCCGTTGAACGCAGCGAACATGTTGAGCCCGACCTCGTCACGCAGCTCGACGAACTTCTTGACCATGTCCGAGAGCACGTTGACGTCCGCAGATCCAAACTTCGTGATGCCCTCCGCAAAGTGCAACAGGGTTGCAGCGTCCTCGGCCATGATCTTGATTCGCGGGATCATGCGCTTGGCGATCTGGTCCATCCCCGCTTCAAGTTGCTGGGCCGACATGCCTTTGGTGTCACGAGATGACTTGGCTCTCTTCGGCGCCTTGGTCGAGATGCCGTAGTCCTTGGCGATCTCGTACATGGCTTTGCGCGTCTCCGCGAACGCTGCATAGTTCTTCCCCAGTGGGCCCTTCCAGTGCTGAAGGGCGTTGTACACCTCGATGATGTCGAAGTTGCTCCGCTGACCGGCCACGATGATGCCGCTTGCGGCGTCGATGACCGAATCGAGCGAACGAACGAACGTTCGGAGATTCGGGATCATCAGACCCATGGTGTCCTTCAGCTCTCGAACCTCTGCCTCGTTCAACACTCTCATTCTCATGTTCGCCTCCGTGAGCCCGCCGATGGTATCACGCGATCCCCATTACCGCATCCAGCTTTGAGATGACCAGGGTCATCTCCCCCTTGACGACCGCCATGACGTCGTCTGGGATGCCGCTCGTGGTCTCGGCATTGGCGTCGTCGGCATACGAAGCGATGATGCCACGATGGTTGGACAATATTTCCACGACCGACTCCAACTCGTCCAGCATGACACTGGCCCGGATCACTGGGCGCCTCCGATCTGGTTCACGGTTTCCATGCCGTAAATCACTGTGCCCTGTTCAAGAGCCACGATCTTCACGCCGCACGTCTCTTGGATACGATCCAGCATCTCTTCGAGGATCAGCCTGGAGTTTTTCTCGTACCCGGCCAGGTACTTGGTGCAGATCAGCGTCAGCAGGTGACCCTTGTGTCGGCTCTTGGCCAGCTCTCCAGCCGCCTCGAAAGCCAGATCGACCGTGTGCCGCATGTCCTGCGTCAGGTCGAACGCGATGCGCTTCCAGTCGTCCTCCTCGCGATCCTTCTCCACCATCTGGATTGCTTCGATGGACGGGGGCGCGATCCCGATGGGCCCGGACTGGATCTCTCCACCATCCGCGTCCACCACGTCTTGCCGCCTTGCCGACCGAGACTCGCCGCCACGAGCCGCCTTCACGGCTGCTGTGAGCTTTTCTCGTGGACCACGAGCGATCTCTCCCCACTCGTCCACGTTCTCGGAGTCCACGACCTCGACCAGCTCCTTGGCCTTGGCCCAACCGATGTCCGCCGCCAGGGACATAACCTTCGGGTGCGCTTCGTTCTTGACGGCAAACCACCACCAAACGGCGCTAAGGTATTTTGCCTTGCGTGCGCTGAACAGAAGCGCCTTCTCGGCGTACTCGTCGAAGCTGCTAAATCCAGGCCCGATGGCTCTGTACAGCTTCTTCTCGCCCACCTCGTAGAGCACCTTCGCAATCTCCAGGTACGTCCTCTCCTGGCTCCTCTTCAGGTCCAAGAGCTTCGCGTGAGCCGACTCGGCTTCATCACGAATAGATTCGATGGAGACCTCTTCTCCTCCGTCCAACACCACCAGATTGCTCTCAGACACGCTACACCTCCAACTGTCGACGCCTACGCGCCGCTTCTTTGAATTTCCACCATGCCACAACCCAAGCATCCGCAGAATGCTCGCTGTCCGGGGCCTTACCGTATGGCTCCAGCAGCTTGGTTACAACGGCTATCGTCTCTGCCTTGATCGGAGTGGGGCTGCATGGACCGAAGATCGCCTTCCTGGCCATCGTCGGTCCTACGACGCTAGGAGTCTTCCGCAGCGCAAGCCAGAACTGAGACTTGGCCACGCCCACCGACTCGCCCACCCTGTGAGCCTGGTTCACCTGCGCGTACGCATAGTCCTCGATGGCCGCCTCCAAGATCCTCCACGTCTTCGAGATCCCGATGATCTCGTTGGCCATGTTCACATTTCTCTCGGCCCGCTGCGCCTCCGTTACACGAGACGCCTTCTTCCCGTCGACCACGATCTGCTTGCCCTTGAGTGGCATGTCGATCGTGCGCAGCAGCAACGGTAGGCCATGTTCGTTCAACACGCACACCCCACAGTGCGCAGGAGAAAGATCAAGTCCCAAAATGCGCCCAGGCACGCTCCATGTCCTTGCATTCGCAATCACCCCACGGGAGTGATCCAGCATGCGGGCAACAAGGAATGGGTCGATTTCCGTCCGCCGCCGCCTGCCTGAAGCCATCTACCATCTCCAACGTGTCTTCATACATCTGTCTGTTGAACACGACCGGGTGCTCGATGATCCCAGGCCGTGGCTTGGCTCCATTGCGCGCCGATTCTGTCCCGGACGGAGAGTCTGCTCCACGATCTACGTAGATGAGCCGACCGTACTCCATACCGGCCAGCCCGAGGTAGACGTTGAGCTGGATCACGTTCGATCGGTACGGCCGCTGCTGCAATCCCGTCCTCGACGCCATCGCCGTGGACTTCGAGGTCTTGAAATCGACAATCTCACGATGCCTGCCTGGGAGTTCCAAAATACCATCAAGGTGCCCACGGATCCGAAGCGATTCGCTCTGCACCGTCGGCTCCACGTACTCCCAATCCGTCCTCCACCCTGGCTCGTGTCGGCAGTGAGGGCAGCGCTCTGGCATCGACACCGCCGAATCGATCGTGACGCCTCCTCCTGACACGTCACCAGTCGTCGCGTGACACACGTGGCACTTCCACCCGCCCAATAGGACGCCAGCGCGCCCGGCGCTTATCTGAAGGAAGCTGTGGATCGCCGTGCCCATGCCCATGATCCACGACGACTTCGCGTCGTTGTGCGACACGAGATCTCCTCCCATCCTACACGCAAGAACCATCGCCTTGGGGCACATGTCCGCGATCGAAGACGGTCCAAGCCACATGTCAGGCTCGATCTTCTTCTCTCCCATTCTCGCCAGGGCCAGAGATAGCACCTCCACAAACGTCGGGTGCTCTGCCCTGTACGCCTCTTCCTTGGCCTTCGCCTTCGCATCCTTGGCACTCTTCGCGCCCAACACATCAGCCAAGCCCATTAGCCTGCCTTCCGCTTCTTCAAGAGTCCGCGCCGCGTCAGAGTCCGACCGAGATTTTTGAGAGCCACGTCCGGATGAACGCCCAGAAAAACCCGTAGATATTCAGGCATGTCCTCGTTGTCCTTCACCAGCCTCGCCATCAACGACAACGCTGCAACTTGATCCACGTCTTCGAGCATCCTCGACCCCAAAAGGAACGCTCCAGACTCTACACCACCGCCCATCTCAATGCAACTGTTGCACACGTCATTCGCAAGCGTCTGTAGCGGATGTGCGAATTTGTCGTCCTTGAGCGTCTTGAGCGTCTGCAGAATGAGCTTGTCGACCTTCTCCCATGCCGGGTCTTCCTTCACCGTGATCAGGAACATCCCGTCGGAATACGTGCCAGGCACCTGATGCCATTGCCCCCATACCGATACCGGCTTCGGCTTCATGCGTGATACGTGATCGATCATGGCCATGATGAGCTTTTCAGGCACCTTCGTCGGTCTCACGACGCAACTCCTTCAGCATCTTGGCGAAGACGCTGCGCGGCACGGCGACCCATGTGGACTCGCAATCCAACGCGCGCCCGATTTCGATGTCCAGAGCAGGCTCTCTCCCGATCACCACACGCGCCTCTCGCGTGATCTTCTCAAGCCAACTCGCCTTGATGCTCAGAGACTTGTTGATGGTGCGCTTGCACTCGACCAGGAAATCGAACTGCGGCGTGCTGACGCCGGTCACGTCCCCCTTCTTCATGAAAAGCTGCGATGAGCCAGACCCGCTCACCCTGCGCCCACCCAGAGCCTTGGCTGCCGCTTCCTCCTGCGCGCGCGGCTTGTGGTGATGCGCATCGTCTCCCTTCGCGGATCCGATCGCGTACGGTTTCGGCCTCGGCCTCATCCGAAGTTCTTTTCTAGCAGCACCGTCATGAGTTCGCGCTTGAGCTGCTCCACGAATTCCACGTCCCCTCGGATAGCCTCAAGAACCGCCTTCTGCGTCTTGAACGACCTTCCGATCACATCGTACGTCTTCGCTTCGGAGTCGATCAGGTAGTACATCGTCAGCTTGAACAGGTACTCGTCTTCGATGACCTGTCCCTTGACGTGGGCGCCGTGAGTTCGCAGCGCCTGCGTGTAGGCGCCTGTTGCTGACTTCGTGGCACCAGACCGGTTCTTGGTATTCCTGAACCTAAGCGTCTCCTCGATCGGAATCGAGACGATCTCCTTCTTGGTGCCGTACTGGCTATCAATGCTCTCCACCTTGGAGTTCATGAACCGAACCTCGGCCGAAATGGCGAAATCCTGTCCTCTGCCAGCAGGCTTCACGCTCGGATCGCCGAACATGACGCCGATGGTCGTCCTCATCTGGTTGATCCAGATCTGTGTCACATCGTGGCCGTCTCGTTTTGCGTACACCCCGCATGCGATCCACTTCCTCGTCGCCTTGTTGACGATGCGAGCTTGCAACCCTTGCTGCCACTTCTCCGCGCTCGCCTCGAACTCGGCCTGTGGAATGAAATTGGCCAGCGAGTCGACCACCACGAGATCCAGCTGGCCGCTTGACAGGATATCCGTCACCAGGTCGACCCCCTCCTCGCCTGTCGCGGGCGCGATGAACAGTATCCTGCGAGGGTCGCATCCAAGACATCGGCCCCATTCAGGGTCGTAGGCATCCTCCGGATCGACCCACGCGCAGATGTACTCGTCGTACGAGTTCTCCTTGTTGCGCTCCTTCCACTCGGCCACGCGCTTCTTGTACGCTTCCGCAGCCTCGCCCTCGTACTGCTTTGGAGGCGACGGCTTGCAGTACCCAGACCGCACGCAGTCACACTCGCCCTCCGCGTGCCATCGGGCATACTGGTTCTTCTTCAGCACATCTTCGCTCGGTGGCACCGACACGACGTTCTTGGCCGGTCGCAAGCAATTGCGACAAAGCTCTTGCGCTTTCCCGATCGTCCGCGACGCATTCGTGCTTTTGCCGCCCGATTTCTCCCCGTAGAACATGGTCACGCGACCGACAGGCACGCCTCCACCGAGCACTCGGTTCAGGTCGAACGATCCCGTATTCAAGTACCGCGTTTTCTTTACGATCGCGTCAGCAGACCCGGCCACGTTCTTGCCCATGGACTTCTGAACATTGGAAGCCCATCTGCTCAATCGGTCGGTCAAAAATCACCCCCATGGCCTTGCGGCTTGTTGTCCGGCTTCATCGACCTAACGTCTTCGGCCTCCTTCGCGATGCGTTTCTCCACCCACGAGGCAGCCCACGCATCCGCCTTGTTGACGTCTGCGAGGTAGCACGGCACCTCGATGGACACGTCGATTCTGGCCGACGAATAGTTGCCCAGGTTCAACGTCAGCCCGTACCCGCGCCTCACCATCGCTGGCTGGGTCGTGAAATTCACGATTCCGACCACCTCTTCCGTGGACCGTTCATCCACGAAACGATTGTCGACGATGGTGATGTTGGCCATGATTGACTTGTCCATATGCTCTACTCCTTGTTGCACTGCATCTTGGCAGCGACTTCTTCCAGCTCTCCGATAGCGTCCACCGGGACGCCTTGATTCTGCCACTCGGCCAGAATCTGAGCGTAGATCTGCGCTCCATTTTGGAGCCGACGGCCATCGCCCACCGCGCCAATGACCGAGCGAATCATGTCTCCCGTGTACAAGCGCACACGGTGAGCACCCCTCCGGAACGGCGTGGCCGGGATGATGCCTGATTTCTCCCACTTGGACACGCATTGCGTGGTCCTGCCGACGGCTGCCGCCAACACACCCACGTGGTGCAGCGACATCGGATTCCCGTCGCCATCCGTCGCTAGCACCGACTTGCGTCGACTCCGCGTAGCCCTCGGCGCGCTCAGCCCTCCCTCCTTGCGTCGCTGACGATAGACACGCGACGCAGCGAGCGTACGCTCGCGGTACTCCGCGTCTTCGCGGTACCGCTTCTTGCGCCGCTCCGACAGCGCCTCCTTGTTGGCACTATACCAGTCGCTGTAGTATCCCATATCAACACCCTATCACCTATATGTTGCTTGTCAACCGGGTTATCGGGAGACCTTGAACCCTT